AGCCATCGAGATCACCCTTGCTCGTAAAGCTGATATGAAGATGAGACTTGTGGCTATTGCTTCCAGTATATTTTCGCCAAGCCCAGCGCCTCTTGGATGATGCAATTCGTCCATCGAATATAAGGTATTTAACCCGTAAATCTCCAGATTTCGCACAGAGTCGAATCTGGTCAGCAAGGTATGGCATGAGGTCGGGCTTGGACTTTCCACAGAGATCGCGGTCAAGGTCAATGGCTCGAACAACTGATTTAGCACCTTTATCTGGGTTATGATCAGACTTAAGATGTGAATGTCGAGCATCACCAATCCAGCCGTCCGAGGTTCTATCTCTATCTGGGTACGAATCATCTAGCTGCTCACGAAGCTGCTGACCTGCCTTACACAGCCAAGGTGTGTTCGACATTGGCGCACTCCCATTGCTTTTTATCGTTAAGGGTCAATTCATCGTGTCCGCATTGTGGCATCTTACCAATAAAGGCATCGTCTATCGGATCGTAGGTAAAGCCAATCCCTGCATAGTTATAGCGAATATTGCCATTGTAAGAAGTACGAACGCACTTCTGTCCTCTGAACTCGCCATACCAATCTTCTGGGCTTTTGCCTTCGATTAGTTCTGTCTCATCAACACCGACAATGACTTCTGTGACAATGTTGTTTTCATCTAAAAATGCGTAGTGTGCCATTATGTCCAGCTCACATTTCCTGTGCCAGCAGTAATGGTCGCAATAGTGTTAGAACCGCTTGTAGTTGTGGAACCAGTTAAACCTGCCCCAATTGTGATTGTTCCATCTGCAGTTGGAAAACGCAGAATAACAATTCCAGAACCACCCGCGCCACCTACTTGGTCACTAACTCCACCATAGCCGCCAGCACCGCCTGTTCCTCGATTTGCTGTTCCATTTGCACGACCATTATTTGCGCCGCCTACTGCATAAGTTACAGAAGAACCTGAAATAGATACAGCTAAACCAGCACCGCCAGCACGAATGACACCTGAACCACCTGCAAGTCCAGCTCCCCCTGCGCCACCGCCCGAACCACCATATTGTCCAAATGCTGTGCCGCCGTTGCCGCCCGCAAAACCTTGATTTGTTGTACCTGCGCCGCCTACTTTTCCAGAATCGTTACCTGCCGCTCCACCGCCCGAACCACCTGCTTGTCCGTCGTAGCTAGGAATAGCATCAATGTATGCACCGCTACCGCCACCTTGAGAAGTAACTGTAGAAAAAACAGAATTGCTACCCTTTTGCGGCGAGCTACTTCCATTAGGTCCACCCGCACCAACTGTTACTGTGTAAGAGGTTGATTTATTTAATGTTAGTGCGGTTTCAAGTGAACCGCCACCGCCAGTTGCCGTTACTGTTGAACGCAAGCCACCTGCGCCACCGCCACCTGTTCCCGATGTGGCGCTTGTGTAAGCGTTACCGCCGCCACCGCCACCCGCGATTACAAGGTAATCAACTGAAAGAGTTGTTGGAGCTGGCGGCACACCTGTGCCATGAATGGCTGTAATCCCATTAAGCAATTGCGCCCACCACATACCAAGTATCTGTGCCTGTCTTAATACAGGCGGCTGATTTATACTGCGCAAGCGTTGGCTGTGCTGCTACTGTTCCAGCAGATAAAACTGTTGTAGTACCTGATGTAACTGCTTTGATTGTGCAGACTCCAGCACCGATATTTAGGACTGTGATGACTGTGCCGATTGGAAAGGCTACAGAGGCGTTAGTAGGGATGTTAAAGGCAATAGCCGTTCCCTTGTTCATGACCTCAAGCACCTGATACTGATCCGCTAAAACGGCTGTGTAGTCGTTGGTATTGGCTGCGCCGACTGTAAAAGTTGGAAGGCTGTTATAGGTAGCCGCTGTTAATACGTCTCCTGTTGTGACTGGAAAGGTTGCCATTATGCTCCTAATAACTCAAAGTTGATGTGCCGATTATACCAAACAAGCTGCTGCCGATGATGAAGCCATCCGCAATAGGTTCAAGCGTTGTTACTGTTGCTGTCATGCGATTTGGGGTTATATCCCACTTTAGCCCTTGAACCTGTAGCGTCTTAACGATAGTCGAGCCATCAGGCTGGACGTTGGTTATCTCTACATTGTCAAAGAACTCAAGCTCAATCATGGTATCTGTTGGTACTGCTGTATCCAGCAAGTCCACAGTCATCGCGTCTATGCGGATGGTGGTCTCCTTGCGGGTTGCCACATATTCACGGGCTACGTTTAGGACAATATCGTCTGTCTCTGCCACTAGGTCAGGGCGATTAAGGCTGTGTGGAAAGTATTTAGCGATGGAGTCGTTATCAAATACTTCCTGCGTTGTGCCGCCGCCATAGCGGGTAAAGGTCACATCGTTAATGATAAGCTTGTCATCGAAGGCGAACTGTAGGTTCTTGTATGGGATACCTGTGGTCTGGTTAAATTGGGTAGCAGTTGTGCCGATTGACTGGACTACCTCGGTGCGGTTCTTAAAGACGGCAGTACCCTCTGCATCCATATAGAAAGCGCCAACCTCACAGAACTCTGCGTTCTTCATGGCTTCTAGGCTTGTGCGGGCTGTAGCAGGATCAGCGATACAAGTGCTAAGCCCTGTCGAGATAGAACGCATGGAAGCAGGGAACTCAATGTAGTCCAGAATCTTTCCTATGCGAGTGCTAGTGGTTTGCCCTGCCGCTGTATCTGGGATGGTCTGCACGTTAGCCATGTTGAATAGGCGAAACGCATCTGTGGCAATGATGTCCACATAGCCAGTCTCTTGCCCCTGTGGGTAGGTGTATTTGTAGTCCTGTACATAACCGCTGAAGAGCCATGAGCTTGTAGTTGCAGTTGTAGCAGATACACGAATCTTGCGGAGTGGTGCTAACTTGCCAAAGTAAGGCGATGCTGTGTTCTGTGGGTTGAAGTCAGAGTTAGGGTCTAATACTCGGATTGTGGCGTTGCCAGCCTCATAGGTATCGCGCATGATATTGCGCCCGCGGCTAATGGATATGTTGTAAACGTTTGGAGTTAGATCAACTACAGGGATGACTGTCTCATCAGAACCAAAGCGGCTTACACCAATGACTCCGTAGGCTGGGTCTCCAATAACGAATCCGCTATTAAAGGTCGCTCCGCTTGAGAAGTCGAAGGATACGTTGATGGTTGCGGGTAATGACATTACCAGCCGCCGATTCTGCGTTCTACGTTAGCGGATGAACCAGAGAGCGCAGCCACGTTGAGCCCGCCGCGAATCTCGTCAATGAGGTTCTGGGATGTAGTAACCGAACCAGCGACATTGACTACGACTGTTGAGCCACCAGCGCCACCAGCGCCTCTCGGATCAACAAATACGTCTGTGTTAAGTGGGTTGCCCTGTCCGTAGGTAAAATTGCCAGTTGGTACTGTGTACTGGAAGTTACCCATCTGTGGCTTCATGTTAGCAATACGCACAGCTTGCGCCTCAAGACCATCAAGGTAGCCTTTCCATGCCTCAAAAGGATTCTTAGCAGATGGAAGGCTTGCAAGGAACTTAGCCAAGTCCATGCCTAAGCCTTGAGATGTTGCCAGTTCTTTAGACAACTTCTGAACTTCGTCCACATTCTCTGTGGCAAGTGCTAACTGCAACTCTAGACGCAGACGATCTTCTTTCGAGATGTTGCCCTTAAGTGCAGCGATAATCTGAATCTGGTCTAAGTCAAAGAGAGTGCCAGCCTTCTTAATGGCGTTCTGGCGCTTCTGCTCGGCTGTGAGAGCCTTTGTAGATGCCACCTGCTTCTTAGTTAGGGCTGCAACTTCCTTAGCTCTCTTAGCGGCTGCTGCCTCTGCATCGCGCTGTTGGCGTGTACGCAAGGCTGTACCTGCTGGAGATGCTGAACGCCCAGAAGATACTGTCGGCGCTTGATCAAACCTTCTAACGAGTGCGCCATCTCCACCTGTAAGCCCACCAAAGGAAGTAAGGAAGTCGAGACCTTTGTAGAGCATGCGTAAGCCGTTGATGGCTTGTGCTGTAGCCATTGTAATAGCGTTGATGCCCTTAGCAATATTGTCAATAGTCTTGGCTGCATCGCTGGCTTGTGAGCCACCGCCAAGGACTGCAAAGGCATTAACCAAGCCCTCGCCGATTGACTCCTTTGCTCGCTCTGATGAAACACGCAACACGTCCATCTTAAATGATGTAGTGGTCAGGTAGTCCTGCGCTGCGCCAGCAGACTTAGCCAGCATGATGCCTAGGATGTCATTGAATGATCTAGTTGTAAGTTCTGCTCTAGTTAATCCTGTGTTGTACTTAATGAGCCCGCGAGTGATTCCGACATAACCCTTGCCTAAATCTGATGTGACTGTGGCTAAATCTATGCCTGATGCTCGGCTTATCTGAATAGCATTGTTAAGAAGCTCTTGAGACTTTGTTAATGATCCTGTGATATTAAGTAAAGACTGGAAGGCTGGGCGAAGAATGTCATCTGATATTGCGGCGCTTTGCTCAAGCCCAGAGATAAAGTCTGCGACCTGTACCTTAGAAAAGGAAAGCCCTAGGTTATCTACTGCGCTGGATAGTCTGCGAGCTGCTGCCTCATCTTCTGCAAAAGCTTTAACTGCTGCCTTGCCATAGGCAGCCATAGCAGATGCACCAAGGGTTATACCGAGAGTCTTGCCAAGCTGCTTGACTGTCTTGTCTAATCGAAGGGCTGCATTATCAGCATCCTTAAACGCCTTCTTGCCAACGAACTCTGCTGCTAAATCTATTCGTAAGTCAGCCATTACACCTTCTCCTTAGTCGCATTAAACTTTGCTGCGCTGTTCTCGATGGCTTTGATAACCGCTGCTTTGGCTTTGCCTTGATCCTTCTCGTATGCCCTGTACATGGCTCGACCAGTCATCTTCTGCTTATCGCCTACAAGCTGACCGCTAAAGCGTGGGGTGAAGTTACCTTGGATGCCAGACTTGCGCCCTGCGGTCTCATAAATAGCACCCCCAGCAGATTTGTTAAAGATAGACGATAAAGCTCTAAAGCCTGAACGATTAGGCTTGCTAGGTGATGACTTGTAACTGATGCCACGCTTGGCAATAACCGCGTCATACATTGGGAATCTAGCAGTCTTGCGAGGACGCTGTACAAAGCCTGATGGTACTTCTGAATTGCTAGGCATAAAGCCTCTAGCATCCTTAACCAAAGGCTTTAAGAATCCTGCTATCTGCTTTGTGGTTTCTTTGGCTAGGTCAGGCTCAAACTGGCGCAAAGCTTTACGAAGTGCGAGGACGCCTTGTACCTTTGTTGGCATCGCTTCGCTCCTTCGCTAAATCGTTTAATACCTGTATATGAGCCTTGAAAGCCATCGGAGGAAGTTCCACGATGGTGTTGAACGGAACTCCATACTCGAAACTTAATCTAGTTGCGAGATAGGTGACGGAGTTCCGATCTACCCTAAAGGGTCAGATTCAAGCACCTCAACACTCTTCAGCGTTGCGATGAAATCTTCACCAAAGGGTTTGACCACTTCACCCGAGCGTCTAATGGCTTCCCAGCAAATCCAATACACAGAACTTTGCATCTGCTTCTCAATAAGGCTTTTGTGGAAGCCTTCCTTGAAGTGTTGCTCATAGGAGTATTCGATAACTGGAGTTATCTCGTACTCTTGAATTGCTCCGTCTGTCCTTGTTACTTTGATTTTAGCCATAGCCCTTGTCTCTTTCTTACGCTGTAGTTACTGCAATAGTACCAGAGACATTCCAAGTAACGGACTGTGTTGAAATGTCTCCAACTGCGCCGTTAATAGGTGTTATGTTATTTACTAGGCAGGTCATTGTGTAAAGAGGGTTAGTAGGTGATACAGCAGCAGAAGTTTGCTTAACTGTAACTGTGGCATTGTTGCCAACTTGTGCGTTTAATGTTTGGAGTGTCTTGGATGTTGCCTCATCGTTGAAAAAGTCGATTGTGATGGATGATGCTTCAAGACCCTTAACGAACTTGTGTCCTGTATCGCCCATTGCTGTCACTTCGAGTTCATCGAATGATCGGTTAATTGTTACTGCTGATACAAGATTTGAGAGGTCTACCGTTGCTACAGTAAGAACCACTCCGTTGCTTAGATATACTGACACGGCTTATTCCTCTTCTTTCTTAGTTGGCTTTGTTTCTGGCTTAGAAGCAAC